GCCACGATGTAGCGGGCGGATGCTGGCCAGACCTTGGCGCCTTGGCTGAAGCGGCAAGCCAAACCGTAGATGGTCAGCTCTTGGCCACCATCACCGCGCTTGCACAGGTAGCAGTCAAGGCGGCGTGTGTCATTCTTGATGGTCACCTCAACTGTGTGGCGATCCATGCTGATGGTCTTACCAGCGCCGTTGACCCAGGTGCGAGGAGCTTCGGCTTGGTAGGTAGTGAAGTTGACTTGCATTTGATTTACTCCGTTTGGTTGATGTTGATTTGATTATGCAACTCATTCCAAAGGTCTGTAAACCACTATTTACAAATAAATGCAAAAATAAGCAGCTGGGACAAATACTAGACGCGTTCAGTCTTCAAGCGCACCTCTTGATGAGTGATCTCGTAGCGTGAGTCTTCAAGATGTCTAGACTTGAAGTTCTCGACCTCGACGAACTCGATGTGCAAGTTGGTGGCGTGGTGGAAGTCAGCCAAGATCTTCGCAATCGCCTTCTCAGCAAGCTCGCGCTGTGCCCTGATGCCGCTTAGGGTTAGGTTCTCAACTGCCATGGTGCCACCTTCCGAAAATGAACTACACACATACACTCTTCATGGCGAACGTCTCCGTGGGCGCGCACTGCGGCGTACCACTCACCAGGGACGCCAAGGAAGTCAAGGCTAACCACTTCGCCAGGCGCGATCATGTACTCAACTGCGCGCTCATAGGTACAGTGCATCTCGAGCGTGGTGTGGCGGGTCGAAGGGATCTTGATCCCAATGCCAGAGCGGTGATACTGCTCAACGTAGTTCTGCTCCTCCTTCACGTTGATGCGGAAGATCCCAGACGGCAGCTTGCTGCCACGCATCTCACGCACGTGACGGCAGTAGAGCTCATCGATGAACTTGTCAAGGACGCGTCTGGCGTGGCCTACGTCCCTGGCAATCAGGATGTCTGAGTCGATCGGCATCTCCCACGCCGTGGATGGCTCAGGACGCTCCCATGGCTCTAAGCCAAAGTACTCGTCACGATCATCGTAGTCTTGGTTGCTCACAGTAGGCCCTCCACCTTGATGATCGTGCCACCGTACGTCGCCCAGCCGTAGTTGTCAGTAGGCGCGATCCAAACTACCTGGCCGGTGTACCCGTACCCATAACCGGCCTCGGGGACCAGGTCCTCAGGTGTCAACTCGTCGACGCTGGGCGAACCGCAGCAACCGCAGCCGGCGATGCACAGGCCATGCTTGCGGGTCAGGGCAGTTAGCTCCAGTAGAAAGGCCTTCTCGCGTTCTTCTAGTGTCATATCAACCTCCTAGTACTTCTTCCCACGAGTCTTATCGCCACCTGCCTGCTTCACCAGCTGCTCGTGTAGTTGAGCTGGCGTTGCGTCGATCCACTTCTCGACGTTGCGGATAATGAAGTAGCGGTCGGTGCCACCAGCACCTCGGATCGGCAGCCCACGATTCGCTCGAGGGAACGCTGCACGACGGAGCTCGCGACCTAGCCCGTTGGCCGTGATCCGCTTCATCTCGTTCGGGTCGTAGATGCCTAGCAGATCGCCTGTCGTGAACAGGTCGCCAGGGACCACGACGTTCCCCACCTTCAGGATGTGGTCGGGCTCGAGTCGCAGCTTGTTGACCCAGTCGCCTAGATCCGAGCGCGTGTCCGATGTCATCTGTTCTTTCGCGGCCGTGCGCAAGGCTGGCGCTGACGGGTTGAAGTCACTGAGGTCTATGCCTAACAGGTAGGCGAACAGGGCCGAGGGCCCAGTTGTGTCTAGCCAGAGCGAGTACTCCATATAGAAGTCCTCATGCAATGGTGTGGTCAAGACCTCGTGGATGAAGAACCGGCGGTCGTCGTTCTCCAGGAAGAAAGCATCTGGGTGGTTCGAGGTGAACAAGTAGTTCACGCAGTCAGGCACCACGTACTCAGGCATAAACTTGGCGTTAACGCGCAGTTCGCGTTGCGTGATCAGCTTCTTCAGCAAGTCGTTGTCCTGTCGCTTGTTCGAACCGGTCACGTCATCGCCCATGACCAACTGCTTGCCCTCGGCCCAGCTGTTGAAGCCTGCGTGCAAGTGGGTCTGGTTGATCTCAGTGAAGTTCGAACCGTAGATCCTGCCCAGCGTGTAGCCAACCAAGGACTTACCGGTTCCGTGCTTGACGCCATGGATGACGCAGGCGGTGAACAGCTTAGTAGATGGGTACTGAAGGGGATACGCGCACCACTTGAGGAACCACTCCATGTCCTTAGGGTCTGAGCCCTTGAACAGATGTGCTACCAGGTCGAGGAACGGTTGAACGTCGCCATGCTCAGGCTGAACTCCCCAACCAGGCCAGATGTTCCACGCGCTCTTGAACTTGTCGTCCTGGTTGAGGATCTTAGGAGCGCCGGGCTTGTAGGTCATCCCGTTGACCCCTGCCCTGAGTGGCCACTTCAACCAGGCGTGGGCAATGGGCGCAGCTCGCAGGCTCACCTTGCCTTCGTCGTTGAAGTGCTGCTCAGCGTAGTTCGAGTTCGAGTACGCGTGCTCTTTCATGGCACCAGGCGAGAGCTTCTGGTTCGTCTTGCGCCTGACGATCATGCCAGGGTCCGCGATATAGATGAGCTCGTCATTCATCGCGTGGAGCTTCGCCGCCTCAGTGATCGGCTGGCCTTGACAGAGCAGGTTCTCCATGTTGACCAGTGGGTTCGCCACGAGGTAGTCATCGATGCCCTGCTTCTTGCCGTCAGCAGCCTCAGGGAGGATTACCGTGTACACGAGGGCACCCCGGTCCTTGAGAGCATCGGCCAGTGCGTTGAGAGCCTCCATCACGCCTTGCTTCTCTTGGACGTCGGAGTCGAAGATGATGTGAACGCGCCGCTTGACCCAGTTGAACTGCTCGAGCTCAGGCAGGAACATGTGGCCCATCGGAGCAGACTTGAAGTTCCACACGCCACCGAGGCCGATGCAGGCATAGCCGCATTTCCCGACCTTAGCGGCCTTGAGCTCGCCTTCGGTGATGATGATCTCTTTAGTGGCATCAGGTACCATGAGAGGCCAGTCGACGTTCGGAGGGAAATACGCCACGACCCCTGCCCCAGGTTCGTTGGTGTAGCGGACGTCGTCCTTCTTGTCACCGGCTGAACGCAGATAGCGGATGCGGTAGAAAGGTGGCCACTTCGGATGAGCGGCCAGAGGTTTGTTCAGATCAGTAGGATCCCAGTAGGTGATCTTGATAGATGGTAATGGATCGAAGCTTGAGTAGTGAGCTTGCGTCTGCAGTGGCCCGAGTGCCTCCATCCGGAGGATCTTCATGTCAGCTTCGTCCAAGCCTGATGACTGCAGTTTTAAGATGGCGAGCTCACGAGCTTCGGCGGCTACGATTCCTGCGGGGCCAGTTGGCCAGGCAGTCTTCTTACGAGCCTTGGGAGTGGCTCCAGAATTGGTTGGTTTAGGCATGTGTTCCCTGTTCAATGTCCACGATTTTCCGTCCTCAGCTGGCGGGCCTTGTTCTGCCCAAGTCAGCAATGGCAGTAAGGCGTCCAGCAAACTTGCAACCGAGCTGCTGAGGAACGGTGTGAACCAGGGTCTGGGCTGATGCCAGGTGGGTACACGGCGCAAGTTCGCCGGACGAGGCAATTATAGCGTCGTACTTTTAGTCTTAGTTTTTGATGTCTTTGGTTTGGGAGCCGTTGGGTTGGTCTCGGGTGGATGCTCAGGTGCGAAGATCTTTGGTGCAATTGGTGCAGAGCTGAGTTGAAAGATGTCGTCCTCGTCTTGCGATTCTTCGTACCGTAGTCGGAGGGCTCGTTTGACAACAGCTTCATCTTTGGTCTTTGAGAGCACGTGATGACGTCGGTTGCGCCAGATGGTAATGGCCTTGACAGGCGATTTGCTAATCATGACGCGCATGGTATGAGGTGCTACGTTGCGCATTTCAGCCGCCTGCTCATAGCTGATATAGGTAGGTTCACGGTCGGAATACTCGTAGAACCAAAGACCGGCAGGTTGAGGTTTACTAGCTCGGACCCTTGCACCGTGCTCCAAACGCTGTTCGTCAGTCCACTCGCCGTCGTCTATGGAGGGCAAATTGTCAACACGTTCGAGCAGAAGACACAGATCTTTGTCCATGGATTTTTGAATTTCGCCCTTGGCCTGCTCCATCATGTGGTTGTAAAGTGAGAGCACGGCGTCGAGTGTGATGCGCGCAATGGCCTTCGTTCGCTTGTCTTTTGACATTGAATTTCCTTTGGTTAATTGAAAACGATGGCCCTGGACCGCAGAGCCATTACTTTTGTCAGTTTCTTGTTTCCGCGACGCGTAGCCCACTATAAGGCTATAGCATCACCAGGTAAACTGGGATAGGGATTATATACCTCCTATCTCCTTCTTTTCCTCCTCTCTTTCTTATTTTACCTCCTTATACTAGTTAAGTATCAAAAAATAGAAATAAGAAACGACCTTTGGTTTAGTCCTTTGGACTTCCGACTTTCGCCGGATTAGGTATTGGAGGCCATTAGAAGGCGCACATTTCGATTGGCTTGGCTATAATCCAATTCAAATTGCTGAGACCGCCTAGCGCGAGGGTTTAACTGATGGGCTACTGCTATACTCCGCGGAATCACAAGTCCGCCAATTCATTGATCAAAGTACCAGACCACTTGCGTGTTGTTGATCAACATCTAGTCAACTGGGGCATTTGGTCGCGAGATCCCAAACGATCCCAACTGTGTGGAAGCCTCGAGGCCAACTACAAACCAACTGACGAAGATTTGGCCGAGTACTTGGACGAGGACGAAATTCAACAATTCAAGACGAAACCAATCGCGAAAATCAAAGCAGATCAACGAAATGCTGTATTGATCCAATACTTTGTGAGCCATCTCCCATCAGTGAACTCAAGATTGCTGCTTCACTACTGGTATGTCCACGAGTCCAACATCCACTTTATCAAACGCAAATTGCGCTTGTGGAGTGATAGTCAACTCGAGTCTGCACTGAATGATGCACGCAAGCTCATCAAAAACTCTTTGAAAGATTAACATGGCAACAAAATCCACGACAAGGTCGGGGGTTACGAAACCTGCTACGACAATCGGACGGCCACCATCATACAAGCCTGAGTATGCAAAGCAAGCGAAGAAATTGTGTGAGCTCGGTGCCACTGATCAGGAACTTGCAAACTTCTTTGAAGTGCATGTGCAAACACTACTGAAATGGAAAGCTTCGCATGAGTCCTTCGCTGAGGCCTTAAAATCCGCGCGCGAAGTTGCAGACAACCGTGTTGAGCGTTCTTTGTATGCTCGTGCACTGGGCTACAGTCATCCCGCCGTGAAGTTCTTCAATGAGAAAGGCAAGATCGTCCGGGCCGATTACATTGAGCACTACGCACCTGATACCGCAGCATGCATTTTCTGGTTGAAGAACCGCATGCCACTGGTCTGGCGTGACAAGCCGCTTGGTGCCACGGGCGATGAAGATACAGACAAGCTCTTGGCCGCGATCCAAGAACTGCTGCCCGATTGATCATGTTCATCCCAACCACCACGAAGCGTGAACTCGAGCGCTGGTACAAGCTCATAGACCACCCTGTCCAGATGGCCTTGGTCAGTGATCAAGTTCGCTTCAAGCTCGTACCTGCAGGACGCCGCTCAGGCAAGACTGAACGCTTCAAGCGCTTCATCACCAAGCAGGCCATGAAGCACGATGGCAAACGCTACTTTATTGCTGCTCCAACACGAGATCAAGTAAAGAAGATTTACTGGTCAGACATGAAGAAGCTCGCGCTGAGCTCGATGCAGAAGCGTAAACCTTCTGAGTCCG